GCGGTTACGCCATTGACAAAGGACAACTCCCCGTCGGTGATGTCCATGTCGTGGTCTGTGAGAAGGAGGTCCATCTATTCCACCATGGCTTTCGTGGCAAGGTTCGGGGAAATCAAATTCATGAAGGCGAGCAACGCGGCTTTGTTCGCGTTGGCCAGCGTGACGACGGTGGCCGGGTCAGTGGCTGCAGGCACCGCGGTCAGCGTGACAATCAGGGGTGCCAACGCTGCGGCCAGGGCCGTGCCCTTGATGGGGAAGTCCACGGCCAGCCTCCCCACCTTCACCAACGGACCTTCCAACACCGCGGCTGTCAAGTCCGTGGGCGGGGTGATGGGAGTCACCAGCGGCGAAGGGTGGAAGACAGCGTCGGCCAGGGTGTGGGTGAATGCGGACACGGGGTCCGTGGCGATACCCAGCTCTAGCCACCCTTGGATGCTCCGGTCCTGCACATGCAGCTCCCCCTTCGCCCCCGGCAGCAGGGGGAAGGTCTGGTACGCGCTGTTGGTGCCCGGCCAGTGCACCGGGATGTCTTTGAGCTGCACCGGTGCCTGTGTTGTCGTGGGATTGGAGTCCGCGTTGGTGGGAGCCTTGCTGTTGTCCTTGATAATCTGCAGGATGTCCACGGACACGTTGGCCCGTTGCGTGTTGGCGTTGTAGGTCACCAAGGTGCCCACGCTGTGCGTCCGCATCTGCAGCTGAAGACTGCGCAGCGCAATGCGGAACAGGTCCGCAAGCTCTGGGTCTTGCGGCATCTCGAAGACGCCCACACGGTTTTCACGTTGCGCCATCAGACTATCCGGGCTTTGGCCCCTTCAACCGTCATGATAGATTCGTTGTCTGTGCTGCCGGTGAAGCTCACACGCTCACACCGGTACGCCAGTTCGGCGAATGGCTTTCCCAAATCGTTCTGTACTTGGAACTGAATACCCGGCTCCATGTCCGCATCAGCCAGGGCGGTCACCACCACGCCACCGTCGTTGCGGGATTCGTAGTGGATGAGACCGGTACCCGGACGCAGGATGGGCCCAGGGCGGTTGATGATGCCACCACGCATCACGATGAACTCCCCGTTGTGCACCCGCCACTCCAAGCTCAGCGTCTCAAGGATGAGCGTGATTGCGTCCTTGGTGTTGAGCCCCTTTGGGATATTCGCGAAGAACTGATAGGGCAGTGCACCCGCGGCTGCGGCGATAATCGCCTTGGACTCGGGCGGGTAGATGAGTCCAAGACCACCACCGCCCGCGTCGTCAGGGGCCGGAGGCAGCCGCACCAAGTAGTCAAGGACGATGTCAAGCTTGACCCCGTGGAAGTCTCGCCCCACCGTCTGGTCCCGGATGGCGTTGTTCCCGTCCCCGATTCGGAAGATGGTCAACACGTCCGTGGGGGTCTTCAAATCGGGCTGCAGGTCCCACACCTCTCCAATCATCACCAACTTGGCTATCCGAGCCCACCCAATGTAGAAGGCCACATTGTACTCCACGCCAAGTCCCAGGTTATTGACGGCCTGCCACGCTTCGAAGATGGCACCAGACACAACGGGGGCCAGGTTGAAAAGCGTGATGTTCCCTTCGTCAGGATTCACCGTGTTGTCCCGAGTGATAGACCATTCCATACGCAGCCCGCTGGCGTCTAAGTTGAATAGACTCCCACCGGGATGGTCCAGTCGGACCGCAGGTATGAAGACTGGGGTCACGCGTCCGCGGCTTCCTGGTAGTACAGCACGGAGGTCTCATCCGTGAAGCTGTCAAGGGTGGGGTCTTCAAAGTTTCCGGAGACGAAAAGGATGCCGGGGGGTACATCCAGATGACGATAGGAGAACAGCAGGTCAAGCCCGAACGTCAGCGCGATGCCCTGCACCAGCGCGTTCCCTTCTGAATCGAACAGGTCCATGTACCAGGACGAGTCAACTACGTTGGTGTAGGTCTCGAGCCGGAAGCGCACGCCGTCCAACACCATCGTCTGGCTGGTGTGCTTGTCGTCCTCTCGGAACTGCGGAATGATTTCTAGGATGCTCACCAGCCACACTTCCTTTTGTCTCTCGGGACATGGACAACGGCTACGGGGTTCCCATCTTTGTCAACGATGACAACTGGATGTGGACTGGCGAACGCCTTGCGAGGGTCCCGGATGAAGTCTTTTTCGGTCATCGTGGAATCACCGTTGGGCTTACACCCACTGTTGAGCCCTGGGAGATGTTCTGGCTCTCCACGGGGTTGGGGGACTGGGTGCCGGCCTGCGTGGTGGCGTTGTTCCCCGTGGCGCTGTTGGCCACGTCAGGAATGGCCGAGCTCGATAGGAGTGGGTTGACGATGCGGGCCTCAACAAGGTCCACCGTGATGATGGTGTTGTCTCCGGTGGCGGGGTTCCACGATTTGCTAATGCGTCCGATGAACGCCTTGGGCATGGACTCCCGAGGGGTCACCACCATGATGGGCCTACGGCGCCGGGCAAGCTCCTTCAAGTTCTCGTACTTGGTGAGGTCCAGGCGTTGCCCTCCGCCGAATCCGGGGATGCCTGCGGTCCCCACAGAGCCTAAAAGTGGCAGGTTGATGGAAGAGATAAGCGTGCCGGACACCGTCATCCGGTCCAGGTTCTGGTGAATGTTGCTTTGCGCACTGCTGAAATCCTGCAACGCGTTCTCCGTCACAAGGAACGAAAGGTCAAAATCCTCCTGGTCAATCATGTCCAGGGTCACGCGGTTGGGCGTGAACGCAGGGACTAGGTCTAGCAGAGGCTCGATGGGCACGTTGCCCAATGGGTCCAGACGGTAAAAGGAAGCCGTGCGAACGCTGAGGTTTCCGCTGAGGGGGTTCTTTGGGAATGGGGATACCATCAGCGCACCAGATTCGTTTGTAGCTGCTGCCCAGCAACGGAGGTTCTTCGGTCAAACTCAGCTTTGATTTGGGAAACGAGCTCAGAGGCTACACCCTTCGGGTCACCCACCCCCCGTATGTTGAAGGTGTCCGTGAAGCTGAAGTTGTTGTTGGTGATATCAATCGCAACTGTTGGTTCAATTTCTGAAGTGCTTGGAGTACGGTCGGCAATGGGGCCGAGCTCTCCACGAGCTGCCGCACTAAAGAACTCAGAGACTGTGGTCGGACTTGTGACACGCTTCTTTTCCTTTTTGCCCTTCTTCTTCTTTTTGTCGCCCTTCACGAACCTGGCCTGAGCATCTCCGATAGCCGCTATGGCATCTTCGACAGACCCCCCGGCTTCCAGGGCCTCTAGCCCGTTGAAGAAATCCACAGCTTCCTGGCCCTGCGGCACCTCTCCAGGTCCGATACCTAGGAACGCGGCAAGCTCATCTGAGTTGGTCGCAATCTTCTCCTTACGCGTTTGCTTTTTCCGTTCCCCAGAACCTGCGTTGAACTTGGCCACGGCCTCTGCGTTGCGCTTCTCTTTTTCGATGAGACGCTTCAGTTCCTTTTCGTCCGAAAGGATGGCGGGGGCCGTGATGCCGGCGGCGCCCGTGCCGGCTTCGACCTTGGCCCTGTTGATTTCCAAGCGCTGCCTCACCTGGGCTATCTGCTTGGTGTCTGTCAACCCCTTCTTCTCCCCGAAGGATTTGGGGACACCTGCAAACGCAACAGACAACTTCTGATTCACCCGTGTAGCTACGGGGATGAGAGCGATGAGAGCAGCAGCTATCAGGCCGATGGGGCCGAGCGCGCCGGATGCCGCGATGCCCATGCTAGCGAAGCCCTGCGCCATGGCTGAGAAAGCCTGCACGGTCTTGGCCGCACCAAACAGGAAGATAAGCTTGTCAAAGTTGACGATGACAAACTCAATGGTCTTGGCTATCCGTTCGAGGGTGGGGACCAAATCCCCGGACAACATCCGGCGAAGCGTGCGGATGGCGTTGGTGAGCGTGCGGGCCATGATTTGAGCCAGGCCGCCGCTGTCTCCCATGCTGGATTTCAAGTCATCAACGAGTCCCTTGATTTCCTCAAGGGGGCCCATGTTGGCCACTTCATCAAGGAACAGGACGAATGTGTCCTTCAGGTTGGAGATGGTGCCGCCAAGCGTCCCCATCTGCTCTTCCATCGCGCCACCGAAGTTCTGTTCGGATATGCTGGCCAAGAACTCTTGGATTTCGTCCGCGTTCTTGCCCACCTCTGTGGTGATTCCCCGGAACGTGAACTTGACCCGGTCCCCTTCGACCGCAGTCTTGATGCCGAACTCCTTCAGCCGTTCGAACTCGCCGGTGGTGGCGTCCGTGACAGCTTCAATGAACTGGTCAAGGCTCTTCCCCATCGCCGCGGCGAAGTCACCGAACGCCGTCATGTTGCGTTCGGTGGGGATGATGCCGAAGTTGTTCAGTTTGATGAACGCATCCGTCACAGCCTCGAGCTGGAAGGGTGTGCCGGATGTGAAGTCTTTGATGAACTTGAAAGCCGTCTTGGCTTCAGCAGCAGAACCCGTGGTGGTCTTCAGCTGGATGCGGAGACTTTCGAAGTTGCCACCCACATCCAGCACGGCCTTGCCGATGCCGATGGCAGCCGTGGCGACGCCCACCATAATGATGGACAGTCCGTTGGCAAACTTCCCCGCGACATTCGCCGCAGTCCCCAAACGCTTCAGGGACTTTTCCGCCTTGGCTGCAGACTTGTCTACGCCTTCTCCGGCCTCGGCGACGTCTTGTAGTTCCTTCTCCAGCTTGGCGGCTTCGCGCCGGGCTGTGTCCGAATCCATCCCGATTTCAATGAGAAGCCGGGCGATAGTTGTCTCTTCAGCCATTGTTCGCAGCCCCTATCTGGTTCATCTGGGTAGCAGCCTCCCACGACTTTCGGACATGTTGGATGTCCAGCAAGTCGTAAGCCCCGGCTGTGCTGATGCGTGTGGATAGGTCGTACAAGGAAGCTTCTCCGGAAGAGACAAGAACCACCACAAGCCACGGAAGATGCTTCCATCCAACCTTGGACAGCAGTTCGGCGCCAATGCCTTTGTGGGTTCCACTTGCACCCGGGGCTTTCATGTAGGGCGGAAGCCCTCCACGACCTAGGGCGCGGCGAAATTTACGGTCATCACCCACATTGCTACCTCAGCCAGGTGCTTGTACCTGCCGGCAAAATGTGTATCAAAATGCTCGGCCACGGACCCGTCGACCTCAGCGTCGCCAATGCGGACCTTGTCCGCTTGGACGCCTTCCATCAGTTCAACGACAACGAGCAGGCCGTCGTCCTTCGCGGCCTGCTTGGCCATGGACGCCAGGATGGCTGCGAGGATAGCGGGGTTTTCTACCATCTTGGCCCGCATATCTTCGTCTTCCGTCATCAGCTTGATGATAGGCTCTCCCATGAGTGCGACTACCTTGGGCAGGATGACGAGTCCTGACGTGGCGGGGAGGATGCGGGTGCGGTACTTGGTACCGCCGATTGTTTTTTCTGCTGTGGTTACGATGGACATTTTCTAGGCTCCAACAACGTTGCCGTCGAAATCGAACGACTGTTTGATGGTGGTTTCGAACAGGAACACCCACGGGATTGTGGTGGGCCCAACTGCTTTGGGCGTGTCCGGTTCTGTCTGAATGCGTGCGCGGTTGTAAAACTCTAAAGCGTTTGTACTCAAGTCGCGCACTACGATTGGCCCTGCGATGGCCCGGGTTACCAGGTCCACGTTGGCCAATGTCGTCAGCTGCTGATGCACTTTGCTTTCAGCGTCAATCAAGAAAGTGATGAAACCGGAACGGTCGGGGTTGTACAGCTGCACAACCCCGCCGTGCCCGTCAGGCTTCTGAGTCCAAGTGGGTGCATTGCGCGTAGGCTGAAAAAACGCGCCCTGCGCAAAGCCTGGCGTCAGGTCCAATCCGAACCATGACACCTCCACCTGGTCTACAGAATACTGACGCATTATCCGCCTACAACGTTCTCAAGGGTTTCGGCCGCAGTCGGCACGGCCTTTTCGAAGTTGAACACCCAAGTGATGACGCTGGACTCCGTGGCGCGCACGGTGTCTGGGTCCGTCATGATGTAGGTGTTCTCCCAGGTGAACTTCTCCCCGCTGGTGATGTCCGTCAGGACCATGTCACCCACCTGCGTGCGCGTGGCCGGGTTTCTGTCCGCCCGGGCAATCGCGTGCAGCTGGTTATGCAACTGGCTCTCTTGGTCCACCAAGATGGACATGGTCCCTGTACGGTCCGGGTTGAGAGTCCGGGTAGCCTTCCCTACTGCCCCTACCTTCTGCGAAAAAGTAGGTGCGTTGCGTGCTTCGGTGATGGAGGAGCCCTCTGCAAGGCCCTCCTTGAAGTCGAGTGCCAGCCAGGCCACTTCGACGTTGTCAATGCTGTATTGTCTCATGTTCCTTAGAACTCCACGTTGACGTTGATGATGACCTTCTGGATGGCTCCAGCCAAAGTGACTTCCACCTGGATGGTGAGAACCCGAAGCGTCTTGTCGGCCTGAGAGACCTGGAAGACGTTGGGGGCGATGATGCGGGGCGGGATGTCCGGCGAGAAGTGGCCGAACGAAACGCCCTGCGTCATGACTTCTTGGATGGCAGCAACGATGATGTTGATACCTGCGTTGGTGTACGGAATTTTCGTGGGCGCACCCACGAACGTTTCTATGATTTTCTCTTGGAGCCGGACCTTGGTCCAGTCAATCGAAGTGGTGATGTCAATGAAACGCCCGGACGCCATCGTCCCCTTGGAGATGAAGTCCAGTCCTTTGGCGGGTCCGTACAAGTTGACCGCGTCAGCATACGCCGCCAACGCCTGGGCCGAGGTGAACACATCGATGGGGACTCCGGAGAATCCACCACCGACAGGCTTGTACGTCCAAACTCCAACACCCCCGGGGGTGTCCAGGTTCAGGCCGCCACCGACGGAAGACCATGCACCATCAAGGTACTCTGTATCAACCGAGTGATAGGCCAGTGCGGTGCGGTTGTAGTTGAACGCGGCCAGGTCAAAACCGATGCCGGTGCCGCCTACCAAGATGTCCGCGTCCAAGGACTGCGCGATGTAGATCTTGGGGGCGGTGGTGTTCCCGTTCCGGGCTTCAGCCCAGGCAGCTGCGGCCAAGATGTCCGCTTCCACTCGAGACTCCAGGTTGGTCACGTACCAGGACTCGGAATCCTCAGCCTCAATGGCGTCCAGCGTGACCGTCATGGTGGCATCCCCCGCGTCTTCACGGCCGATGATGACGCTGTCTACCCCGTTGTCCTGGCTGAACACGATGCCGGACCAGTCTTCCGCGGTGGAAGAACCCAGGGATGCGGCCACAACTTCAGCCTGTGAGAAGAACGGGCCGAACTGTCGGGACGTGACATCGGTGGTGAGGAAGACGCCCGCTAGGGCGCCGAACTGAAACTTGGTGGCCGATGCTCCCGCAAGGGCCACATTTACATCTACAAACTCTGTGATGGGTGCGGGCATGTTGTTCCTTACGGTGAGACCACCGTGATTGTTGAAGTGGCCAAGGTTGTGCCGTCCACGTCCTTGGCCGTCAGGTCTACGTCTACTGTTTCGATGGTGTCAACGGGTCGCACGGAATAGGACCGTGCGGACAGCGTGAAGTCCATGGAGGCCCGGGTCTCCCAGTGCGCGCCGGCGATAGCGGACAAATCGATGGGGGCGGTCTTTCCCCACACCAAAACTCCCAGGGCTGTCAAGTCCTGAATCAAATCTTCTGTCATCAGGGCCTCTTCCACCTGGCTGATGACAGACCACGCACCTCCGAATGGCTCCTGTGTCTTGGAGAAGGCCTGTGCGTTGATGAGCATCGTCCTGGTGCCTTCCAGCAGCAGGACTGAAGCCGAGGACACCGTGGGCGCCGCGGCCGTCAGGGAGCCTACCAGGGCCAGGGAGCGGATGGAGCCCAGCGACGTTTGCGCGAGCGTTATCGCGCCGGCGCCCGCGTCCACGGCGGTGGCGTCCAGACCGTCCGCAGTGATGAGGTCCCGCAGTCGGTCGCGGATGGTGTCCACGGTGTCCCCGCCCACGGCGTCCGTGAAAAAGTCGTGGTCGTTGAGCACGATGATGTACCGCTTGCCCACCAACACAGACGCTACGGTCAAGACCACGGACGTGATGGGGGTGAGGACGGTCCCACGCTTGCCCTTCCGAATCCACGCGCCGGGCCCACCAATCATGCGGAGCCCCACCATGGCCGCGGGCAGCTGTTCGAACGCAGGTTCGGTGTAGTCCCAGTGAACTTCGGTAGGGTCCACGGCCGTCCGCACAAGGTCAAAGATGCCTTGTTGAACACGGTCGAGCCGGACGGGTGGGAGGATGGCGGCCATTAGAATTGCACGTCCACCAATGCAGCGAAGCCAATGAGGACTCCGCCCTGCGGGGTGTAGTTGTGATTCCCTACGAAACGATACGAGCGGTCCAGGTACAGGAAGACATCTGAACTTGCATCCGCCACGAGAAACCGGGCTTCCTGTCCGGCAGGGAAGCTGGACGTGCGTGCGTAGAACTCCACGATTTCACTGTTGCGGTCAGCCTCCGGAACCTGCAGCAGCTGACGCCCGTCAACGGTGTGCGCGGCCACGGGGTTCACTTCGAACACGAACGGCGTGACCGGCTCGTAAGCACCGCGTTCGTTCTTCACGCGTCCTGGGTGACGTGTCATCTGCAACGGTCCAACGTTGAACCGGTTGATGATGCGGCCAACTGCAAGGGGCAGGGCCATCAGTCCTTCACGTCTTCCAGTTCTTGTGGGGTGAGCTTCAAAAGTTCCTTCACTTCGGACTTTCGTTCCTGCTCCACAAGTGCCTTCTGTGCGGCCTCGAGCTCAGGGTCCAGCTCCACAGCGGTTGGGTCTTTGCCTGCAGCTTCCGCGTCAATCTTGTTGCCCAGGTGTTTCATTTCCTGGGACATGTGCTTTCGCGAGTCAAATATTTCGTCCGCAAGCTTCTCGTGCACCACCTCGTTTTGCTTCTGCGTATCGATGGTGTCCGGGGCCAGCTTTGCGTAGGCCGTGCCGCCCACACCCCCTGCACCGGCAAGCGCGAAGACCACACGAAACACCATGGCCTTCAGGTCATCGCGCCTTTCCTGTTTCTTGTCGTCTGCCTTCTTCTTCTTTTTGTCTTCCCCTTCAAGGCGTGCTTCTTCTGCAGCGTACAGGAGATGCTTCACGCCGCCGGAATCGTCCTGCCCCTTGGTCGCCCCATCAACGTGAGCTTTGTAGGCTGCCAGCTGCTGCTGTGTTTCGAAACTCATGGCTACTCCGCTGCTTCCGCCTGCGGTTCTTTGGCTTCAGTCTTGAGCAGCGCTTCGCATGCCATGAGAATGATTGCCGGTTGCGCTTCCAGTTCTTCAATGATGGATGCCACGTCTTCTTCTCCGAGTTCCACAATCCCACCATTGGCGATTTTCGCCGCGATGTTGCCACACGCGCGCTTCTGCGGCCCCGTCCCCTCTTGCGCCTTCTTCCCATTCAGCACCAACACATAGCAAATGTCCGCCAGCGTCTCTTCAGGACGAGACGCAGCGAGCGCGGCCAGGGCCGAGTTGAGGGCACTTGCCACGTCACGGACAGGCACAGATGGGCCCTGATTCACAAAAGATTCCAGAAGGCTCACAACCTCTGGACCGGTCACGTGCTTGCGAATGGGTTCACCCTTCAGGGTTTTCGGGATGGCGTCAAAATCGATGTTCATGGTTTTCCTTGGGTCAGTGGGCCGGGGCCCGGTTTGTCACACTGCTGCCTTTGCAAGCTTCTCGTACTCGGCTTCAATCTCCAATGCGTGCTCTTCCGTCTGGGCTTCAACAAGGGCGGGGATGGCCTCGAACCGCTCAAGCCGGGCGCGGGCGCGAATGTCTCCCACCTCCGTTTGGCCAGCCTTCTTCTGCTCCTCTTTGGCTGCCTTGTCCGCTGCGTCAGCAATCTTCTTTTGCTTGGGAATCTCGTCCCTGCACCGCTTGAGTTTGCCGACCCCATAGGCGCGGCGCTTGTCAGCCAGGGCCTTACCTTCAACTCGAATCTCGTCGGCTCGTTCTTTTTTCGTTTCTGTGGGCATATTGCTAGCTCGCTGTGGTGCTGTCCGTGATGATGCCAGTGAGTGTAAGCTTCGTCAGCAGGTCTGTGATTGCCGCCGGGGTGTCTCGGGCCCCGACGATATCTTGCCTGGTGACCGGCGCCACGTTGTAGAGACCTACGGTTGTACCGTCGTGATTGAGAGCACCGCCAATCGTGATGTCGTTGGCGAGTGTGATGTTGGTTTGCGCAATCGTAAGCTCAAGGCCTCCGCTGATGTAGTGTCGCCATATCTGGAACTGCTCGCTAAACTCGACCCGGTTTCCGCTGTCGATAGCTTGAACTGCCGGCACCCCAGTCGTCCCGCCCTTGAGCAGAACAACCGCCGCATCCCCGGCGTTGACCGTGCCGCCAATCTGCAAGGTGGACGACCCCTGCGCGCCTGACATCAAACGTAGGTCCGTGTCGTCGACCCCGAATATGACACCTCGAAACGCCGTGCCGTCGTGCCGGTCAAACAAAAAGTTCTCGTTGGCGTCGTGGAGTAGTCTCCAGTCCCCGACGCTAGCCACCGTATCTCCGGAAAAGTATTCAACCCCTGCGACACTTGCCGCACCCTTGATGATTCGAAGCAACGGCGCGCCCGTAGCATCGCCCACCGCCAGAATGGGACTCGCGCCGTCCCATGTGGAGTTGCCGCCAATCGTCATGGCGTCGGCGAAGAAGTTTAGCCAGCGCTCGGTCGTGGTCCCGTTTGTGAGTTGGCTATCGGTGACTGACTTGAACTGGGTGGCGTTCACAGAGATGCGAGCGGCGTTTACGGCCCGAATCTGGAATGTGCCGGTGCTATTGTTGTAGAGGATTCCGCCTTCAAACGCGTTGATCCCATTATCAACCGCCCACGTCGCCGTGCCGGACGCACCCACGAACGTCGTCGTCGTATGTGCTACGGGCGTGGACGGGTTCCCGATGTTGAACGCCGTCGCAGCGGTCGCTTCCTCCATCAAGAACGTGTTGTTGTTGTCGGGCCACCGTAGGATGGATAGGTCGCCGCCGATTGAGTCGTTGTACAGGAACCGCAGGTTCTCTGCGGCCGTCTGCTCAATCGTGAAGTCTCCCCCGCCGGAGCTGGTCCCGGTTGTTTTCCAGAGTCGAATCTGCGCGATGCTGCCAGCGCCTGATGCCAGTTGCAGAATCGTGGGGCCGGTGGCATCACCAATCCGGAAACCGGGGTCGGTCGTTGGGTCCTCCAGCACCAGCATAGTCACGGCGCTGGCCGTGTTCAGAGACAGCGTCGCGGATAGAGCCCCGGACGCTTTGAAAAACCGCTGGCGCCAGGTATCCCCCGTGAAGTCTTCGTGCGCCCGGGTGACCGGGGAGCCTTGATTATCTTGGAACTCGAACCCAAAGGTCTCTGGGATTGTCTGGCCCACGCTTAGAACGGTCGCCAGCGGCACTCCTGCCAACACCGTACGCAGAATCGGGTATGCGGCTTGGATGAAGTCATCTTCTCCGTTGCCCCACAGCTGCCCGACTGCGTTTTCTATCTCCGTCGGGTCTGCTTCTTCACCGGCTTCATCCTGCTTCAGCGTGTTGAAGATGTCCGCGAAGGTCGTACCCGGAAACCCCGGCACAGCCTTCGCCAGAAAGGTTGCGAGGTCTTCACCTGCGATGTCAAAGATGTTGACTGGGTTTGCCATAGCTACTGAATCCTCATCGAGAACTGTTGAATATCCAGGTCTGAAGTCCCATCCCTGTTTCGAGCTTGGATACGCACCCGTCCGTTCGTGTTGAGCTTGACGGGGGTGAAAAGACAGATGCTTTCCGTATTTGCCTTCAGTTCGATGCCGAACACTTCGGCGTCCGCGGTCGGGGCATCGTCCACGAGAACTCGAAATTGGAACTGTTGAATAGCTGCAAAGCTCATGGCTGTGATGGCCGCTGTGGCATACCCATCAAACTCCTTGCGCCCCAGGTACCGCAACTCACCAATCGCGGCGTCAGCCATCTCCCAACGCTGGATGCTGCTCGAGACCACGGCCGTGTCCAGGTCGAGGTCAACCCAGACATCCCGCGTAGAGATTGTCGTCGTCAACGTGTTGTCGGTGGCGTGGAGGCTGCCAATCGATTTGGAGTCTGGCTGGAGTCCACACACCGTGGTGGTGACGCCGATAGACGTTTCGTTCTTGCTCTGGGACGACACCGTGCCCGTCGCGTCGTCCCCCACAAAAGCCGTTGGGATGTCGAAGTTGTCATCGTCGACTTCGAACATGTTCGTGGTGTCGTTGTAGTTGGTGGTCCCGGTGATGGTGTTGGTCTCTCCATCCGCGAGCCCATGTCCCACCGCGGTCACGCGTGTGAACTGGATGGCGCCTGTGTCCGTTGCGCCAAAGGCTACGTTGATGTCGAAGCCCATCTCGTCAAGAGAGACGCGCACGATGGCGTGAAGTCCGTCGTACGTTGTCCCAGTGTTACCCTTGGCCCGGACAACCTGCCCGACCACGAACTTCTGGATACCGGAAAACCGAATCGTTGAATCGACGCTAGGGTTCACCGATGAGTCCGTCACGCTGGCAAAGGCAACATCTGCCGGGTCGAACTTCGTGATGGACTCGGAGATGTCCGGGCGGAAGAAGTTCCCGAAGGCAGGGCTGCCGCCAAAGGGGCAAAGCGCAATCTCGTAAATCCCTCCCGCAGCAGAATCAATGGCGAACGAAGAATCTCCGGGCCCGAGCGCAAGACTTCCGCCGCTGAACTGAGAAATCGTTTGCGGTCCTTGGTAGGACAGCATGGGTGTTTCCATCGGGACACCCACGGAGACATGGGAAAACGGGTCCGAAATCTGTCTGATGTTCCCGTTGACGCTCCGCACTACCAGGCCTTTCCTCGCAACCCATCCGCTGCTTAGAACTGCGACGCTGATGTCAACAACCCTTCCGAATTTTGCGAATGCGACAAGCCCTGTGTCTTTGATGAACAGAGCATTCTGCCGCTGGATTGGGTCAATGTCGGTGCTTTGTCCAACAAGGTCAAAGAGCGTAGCCCCGAAACCTAAACCTCCGTTGCTGACATCGAAAATCACCACGTTGTTCAGCCGAATGTTTCCGGTCCCCCGTCCCCAAATGTGCGCACCGGGGTTTCCGGCAACGAGCATTGCAACGTTTTGACTGTCTCCTAAAATCTCTGTGAACCTGAACCCAATGCCAGGCTCTGCAGGCCACAAGATGGGCGGCCAAACGAAGGTGGACTGCACCACATACTGGACGCCAATGTCAATCGGTGTCCGCATCACGCCGTCAGGCGCCAGCACAAGTGGAGGCAGGTCGGTGATTGAATCTACCTCCTGAACAACGCTTGGGTTCCGCGTTCGCGCTATCCTGTCAATGGCGTTTGTGCTCACGCGATGCTCTCCAAGTTTCCACCGGTTGCTTGAAGCGTGATGGATGCGTAGGGCAGCGTCAGGAACGCTTCGGTCCCGTTGTCGATGGTCTCACTCCCCCCCGTGGCTATCGTGATGCGGTTGCCTTCTCCTGCGCTCGCATCGACGGCGCGCACAATGAATATGCGACCCTCTGTGATATCTGCTGACGATATCGTGAGAGTTTTTCCGGGAGTTGTCATCCGGTACACGTTGAACGAACCCAGCGCCGCTGTGTTGGCATCAACCGCACTCGATACCGTCGTGAGAGCAGCGGACGGCCCTGGCGGTCCCACTGGTCCACCCTTGGACTGCAGTAGCAGCGTGGGTTTGGTCTGTGCCGCCAACACCAAAGGCGGTGTCTCCTGAAGCAGCTTCGTTGCAGGCGTCGTCACCTTCAGCACCGCAGGCGTGGTGACTTGCAGCAGACGCGTCGCAGGCGTCTTCACAATCAGCAGCTGACAGCTGTTCACGGGTTCGGGTCCCTGGCTGTGATGGTGACAGAGATTTGGAAGATGGTGCGCTTGGCGGACAAGGCCGCGTTGGTCACGAAGATGTTGGCCACGCAGACCTGGGGCGTGCTGACATCCCTGACCATCTTGACGGTGATGGCCCCGTCATCCGCAAGCGGGTTGACCACGGTCAGAGGCAGGTTGCCATCCACGATGTCGATGCCCGCGACCCAGCCGCCGTTGTCCGACAGGAACAGCGCTGGGTTGATGGGCGTGCCGCTGGCGTCCTCACCTTCGGCCACGATGAACGTGGCGAACAGCGAATCATTCTCCAGCAGTGGCTGTCCACGGTCGCATCCGATGGCAACCTGGGAGAGCGTTTCAAGCGCTTGGATGTCAATGGCCATGTCCGTGCCTCCATGCTTCCAACACGCGGGGCTTCCCTGCCACGCGGCACACAATACCTTCCGCCCACCATTTGAGCCGCAGCCATGCCCGTTGTCTGGGGGTATAGATGAGCCACCATGTCTTGACGGGGAGAAGAACTGTATTGGGCACTTCGGTCATGACTTACCCCTTGCGGCAATGCGTCCGCCACGGCCGCGGACAAGCCATTGAATAGAGCGTGAAAGTTTCAGCGTGTCCTGCAGCGGGATGCCGTGGCCCTTCGCTGCAACGGTGGACGCTTCCAGCTGCCGCGCCCACGCCGTGCTGTTCAGGATGGTGTCCACCGTCATGCGTCCGATGGAGCGCCCCATGAAGGACATCGCCTGCAGCGGCGTCTGTCTGTTGGCCACCACCTGCGCCACCTGCTCCGCCCACTGCCTCCGTATCGTTGCAGAATTCGCAAACAACGTTGTCCGCATGAAAGGTAACGCACGCATCTTGGACGTCCCGAACTCCAGGAACAGGCCGACTAACGCTACTGGTGTACCGTCCGGATAGCGTGCTCGTGGGTCCACGCCCACTTCGAGCGTGAACCCGTCCAACATCCCGATGTTGGCCTTCAGCTTTTTCAGCCCAGTATCCTGGAATGTGACGGGCATCGTTCATCGCGGTGTCAGCAATACACGTCGGCCTACCATGCCGACAACGAAAAGGGTCTTCTTTTTGGCCAGGTACAGGCGCCCCCAGTTGGTGGTGGCATAGTTCGCATCAAGACCGTCCGCGCTCCCCGTTGCACCATAGGCGACTTTGATTTTGTCAATCTCTTCCGCCGTGACGGGGCCACGTTCGCCAGGGTCCTTGCCTTCCCCGGCAACGGTCATGTTGTGAGCCGTCAGCAGGATGTGCAGTTGGCTGGACTTGTCCCCGGACGCTTGCAGGTTGATTTCCTGTCCCGCCAACTCCAGCCACAACCGCGTCACCTCCGGGGGTACGTCACAGAACCCGGTGGCAATCGCGGTGAACTCTTCAACCGTTGCGAGACGTCTAGCCATTCAGTTCCTTCATGCGCTCTTCCAGGGCGGTCTTGACCCCTTCACGCTCTTCAACGGCGTGCAAGGCCTCGAGTTCGTCAAGGTCGGTCATCTTGCCCACCAACGATTTTGCGCTGCGCCAGTGCATGGCAGCAAACGCCGCTTCATCATTGGGCGAGGCTGGGGTGACATCGTCTGCCATCTTGACTGCGGGTGCCGGCTGTGTGTCCACGGTGGACGGTGCGGCCGCGGGCTTCCCTTTGCCCAGGCGCACGATGACGGCGCCGCTGCGAATCATATTGTCCGCGCGCTCCATCCATGAACGGGCGACGTCATCCGGGACATCGTCTGCCGTTTCTCCTGCGCCAATAAGTTTGGTGTACGCGGTGGCTGCTGCCTGTGACGCGTCGGTCACTGTGCCGTCACGGTCCACGCCGGGACCTGTGATGGAAAGAGCGTACTTGGTCTTGTTGATGATGATGGCCACTTGATTCACGTTCGATGTATCGATGGATTTACAGGTGGCTTCCCACCGCACCCCGGACCATCGAAAAACCGGGGGCGGTAGGTTGCCGGACTGGCAGGACCTAGACCCCGTCCAGTCGAAGCATGGCGCGCGGACGCGGCATGATGACGCCGCCGAAGCGGGACTCGAATGCAATCTCGAAAGACAGCCCCTTACGCTCGGGCGGAAGCGCCTGCATCATCATCGGAAACACGGCCTTCTGCTTGCGCGCGTTGTTGTCGTAGACGAGTACGGCGGGTCCGGTACCGGCGGCGTCCGCAGTGCTGAGCCCCGGCTCCCAATCCCAACGAGTGATGTTGGGGAAGGCGCGCTGCAGGAACTGCAACACGGTGATGTCCGAAGCCACGCTGTTCTGCAGCGTGCTGATGCGTGTCCATGACGCAACATCGAACAGGGCGGTGTTGGGCACCTCCACTGCATCGGACTGGTCCATGGGGGTCTTCGCCGCGATGGTGAAGTCCGCCACGATTTGTGCGGCCGTGGCCGTCTGCCATCCGCCGGTGCCTGCAATCTGCACCAAGATACCGGGGTGATTGACCACACCGGACAGCCCATGCCGGGGCGAGCCCACGCGGATGAGACGCTCAAGACCGCGGTCCATTGCCTCTCGTGCGTTGGCGGCCTTCTCCGTGGCGATGTCGAAGACACCATTCAGCCGCGCGGCCCGAAGGTCTTGCGTGCTGTAGGTGATGGCTTCGGCCACGGTGTGGATGTTGCGCAGGTTGTTGCGTCCTTCGACATCGACCACAGGAAGGTCGGTTGCGTTGGGTGCAACAATCTGGGCTTCACCACCACCGATGCTCTCCAGGTAGGCGAACTCGGAAGCGCCTTCATCCACAGACGTGCTGTGATTGATGAGACCGCCATTCATCCACTTGGTCTCCGGGAACTCATGACGGAACAATTCCATCATGGTCACGGTGACCAGCTGCTTGGCCAACACACCTGTCTGGACGTCAGCCCGGAACAGTTCCATGTGGGGGACCATGTCGCAGATGCGCTGCATGTGGTCAGCGCGTGCTTTGAGTTGTGCTTTGCTAAACATGATTCTCCTTACGGGCGGTTGAGCTTGACTTCGGCAAGGCCGGCGCCAGTGGTGGAGGTGCCGAACTTGGCACCCGTTAGTGCAGTGGCGTCGCCACCATCCACATCAGAGCGCAGTCGCCCGATGGCTTCGTCCTGTCCGGTCGCGTTGTCGTTTCGGAAAAAGACAGCGCCACCCTTGGTCACGGCGTCTTCAACGAGTAGCCAGAACACACCGCTCCGCGCCACGGACATTTCGTCCCCGGGCAAGAAGTTGTCCACGTCGGTCTGCACTCCCGTGTTGACCTCCGCTTCAGTGTTCAGGACGGTGATGCCCGCAACCTGCAGGTCGGTGGTGCCTGCCACTACGGCAGCGGCTGCCGTGTCATCTCCTGCAACGACGGCAACAGCAACACCCAGATTGATGGCGGTTCCGCCAGCGTCGGTGTCGTTGGTGACCGTGCCCGTACCATTGCCGCCAACGCCGATGATGGCGGTGACGGTGTAGACGATGCCGGGATGGATGAACGTGGTGTCGGTGGTGTCAGCAACGGCGTCGGCAACGGTGCCCACGTTCAACATGTCCGTCAGGACAGGGTCAACGAGTGCGGCTGCAGTGAGTCCCACTGCAACGGCGTCCGGGGTGGTCGCACCACCGGGCACGAAGTCGATGGTGATATCCACGCCGTCGGCTTGGATGCGCATCGAATACGTTGCGTCGTTGGTGGTACCAGCCCACAGGATGCTGGTGATTTGGGCCAGCAACGGATTGACGTAACTGTCAATGTCCTTCGGACCCAGGCGGGCGAGTTGTCCATTGCGTGCAATGGGGCGAACGTAGCTTGTTTGGGGCATGACTTATGCCTTTCCCGGGGTCGCCCGGTCGTTGTACGTGGAAAGGGCATCTTCGAAGCTGGCAGACAGGCCGTCCTGATTCATCGCTTCGAAGATGACGGTGTTGCTGTCCAGGTCCGCAGCGTCACGCTTGGAGGCAAGCTCCATGGCGCTGTCGTACGCGCATCGCAGGTAGCCAGGCTCTGCCTTGTGGGCGTCCAGCTTGGCCTTCATGTCGGGCACCACCTTCAGCACGATGGCGCGCATCAACGCGGCGTCGCTACTGTCCGTGGCTTCGACACCAACGCGCACGGCGTCAGCGACAAGCTTTGACCGGGCGTCAACGCGAGCGTTGAACGTGTCGGCATCCGTCTTGGCCTGGGTCTCGAGCATGTCCACCTTGGCCTGCAGCGCGGTGCTGTCGGGCTTGGCTGCTGCCTTGGCTGCGGCTGCATCCGCTACGTCCTTGGCGGCCTTGGCGTCTGCATCGGCCTTGACCTTGGCGGCTGCATCGTCCTTGTCGTCATCATCGTCATCGTCGCCGAAGGGATTCTTCTTCCCCTTGTCCTTGGCATCGGCGATGGCGTCAGCACGAATGCCAACGTCAAGCATCTTGGTCACGGGTCCGTCCTTGTCAGCTTTGACTGCTGCCAGGAACGCATCCGCCACCGCTGTGGTCACGGAGATTTCCGTGCCGTCCAGTAGTTTGATGGTCTTCATCTTGACCGTCTCCAGTGTAGGTGTGGTGATTGTGAATGCGTCGCCGCGATTCAACATCAGGGCACAGTCCTGGCCCGCACGTCCTTGATGGACGATGGCCAGGTGATTTCCCCGTATGTTCGTTTGGCGTCCCGCGAATGGCGTGCCGTCATCGGTCACACCCTGTTCCACGACTATCTGTGCAGTGTATCCGCACGACAGTTCGCGTTTCCCGTCCTTGATGGACTGGATGACGTCAGCGTCCGTGATGACCACGGTGGCGCGTAGGAAGTCCCCATCGCGCCGTACGTCTGACCCTACCGTCCCCACCTGCACGTCTTTGACGTTGCTGGCTGAAACGAAATCTGCGGGGTGGTCATCGGTGACCGTGGCTAGCTCGAATGAACGCATGGACGCCGGGTCAAAGACCTGGTCCTCCGTGCGGAGCTCGCCCCACCCATGTCCATCAATGTCCATGTAGTCGAAGACACCGATGCGGGTCAGGCGGGCGTCCAGCTTCAGGAACTTAGTGTTCGGGTCAATGGTGACAAGGATGCCGTCCGTGCGCTTCGGGTCGAAGTGCAGCGCGCCCATGTTCACGTTGAAGTCAATGCGTCGCTGAGTTTTCATGGTCCGCGCTCCGGTAGTTATTCATGGCTTCCGCCATCTCCTCGGAAGTGGGATTCTTCAGTCCGAGCATGTCCGCCCATCACCTCCATCATTGGTTCGGTGATGTGAACAAGAACTTGCCTGTCCTTCGACAAGTCTGCCTCACACAGGATGTGGTCGCCCTTGGCTATGAATCGCTTCATGGCGTATTCCCCGGCGGCGGCATCCAGTTCCCGCTGCGTCATATCTCAAAATCCACGGGGAAGCTGACCTTACGGATGGGTGCGATGAACGTGCCCTCGAAGCAAACGCGTCCGTCAGCGTACTCGCCGACGCCTACGGTGCTGGGCACGAACACGCCGCTGTCCATCACCTCAGCGAACAGCACATCGATGGAATCCCCTGCCTGGACCTCGTTGTTGGGCATCGTGGTCTCCAGGCAGGGGGTCACCCCATGCGGTCCCGCTTGACGACGATGGGCGTGGTGGTGTCGTCATCCTGCTTGGGCAGTGGTGCCGCCACCGGTGGTGGTGCATCGTCACGCTTGGGTGCGGGTGCGGGCAGGGGCGTGTCGTCGTTATGGCCTGTGCACAGCAGCCGTGCCGGTCGCAAGGTGGCCATGAACTGTTCAAGGTCGAAGTTGGCAGCGCAACTGGACAACTGCATGGACAAACTCTCCCTTGTCAATAGCCAATCGGTCAAGTGCGTGTATAGCGCTTCATCTAGCGTCCCGCACGCATGCCGTCTAGGGGGTACCCTGCACCCCACATGGCTAACATCTGCGCGTTTCTCACATCCCTGGGCATGGCCTGCACCCAAGGGGGCAGCGTCGAAGACCTGACGATTCAAGCCGCGGCGGCGGTGGGCGTCCCTCACATGGGGCCTGTGGTCGCTCGTATCGCCGCCCGTGAATCCAGGGGGGACACACGGGTGAAGGTCCACGCAGGTGATTCATGGGCCTCTCATCGCGTCTGGGAGCGTGCCGTGGCCAAGGGGTGGCTGGACCCTGAGTGTCAGCCCTACGGCGATGGAGGCTGGAGCACCCGGGGAGCTCACGGCTTGATGGCCGCCTACTCCCTGCGCTTCCTCCCCGAGCTCCAGTGTGCCGGGCCGGAGGTCTTGGACCATCCAGCAGTGAGCGCCATCGCTGCAGTTCGAAGAGCGCGGAGCACGGGAGGTGACTGCGAGGCAGTGGCCGAGGAATGGGCAGGGCGCGGGAGGTGGGCGCAGAGGTCTTGGCTGAAGCGATGGACCAAAGCATGGGAGGTCTGTGATGGACCACCACCGAGCATGGTCTGGACGTTCCGAACAGGGCTGATTTTGGTCCGACTGACTACGGTGTTTTTTTAGTTTAGCATGCACGCCGCGTATAGAGCGGATTGGACCCAAATCGTCTCATGTTCTAGAAGCTCGTAATCATTGACCTTTGTGCCTACGAAACTATCACGCAAAGTACCACTGGCTTTTTCTCAAGTGCACCGGCTACACTGGTACATACATGAATACAAAAATCATCTTCGGGCGCAATGTCCGCACCCTCAGAAAGAAGCAGAACTGGACCCTGCGGCAGGTCGAAGTGCTGACCAAAATCAGCACATCCCGCCTGTCGCAAATCGAACTTGGGCGCGCTTCCCCTGGGTGGGTCACCATCAGCAAGCTGTGCGAAGCCTTGCATGTCATGCCGTCCCTTCTCTTCCGGGGGGTAAACTTCAGGGATGAGGTGGTGCCGCTCCCTGTCGTTGCACCGGCTGACGGCGCACGTGCCTTTGCCATCTTGGACCATGCAGCCCCAACGGCCCAGCAGGCCACTGCGCATGGCCGCGGCGAATGTAACCGCAACACCTGTCCCTACTGCGCGGGGCGGTCATGAAACCGCTGAAGGCCTTTGGCGCCAACGTGAAGCGGCTGCGGGAAGCCTTGGGCGCCACGATTGAACAGCTCGCGGAAGCGGTTGGGGTGCCGGTGGGCACCGCACGACGGTGGGAAAACGGTTCCTGGCGCGTAGGCAAGAGCCTGGAGTCCCTGTGCATCGCCTTGGACGTGACCCCCTCGGAGCTCTATGAAGGCGTGGACTATCGCCAGACCGTCTTCAGCGCCATGGATGAAAAAGGGACGCCCCAGCATTGAGGCGCCCCGAGGACCGCCGGGCTTTCCCCCGGCACGATTCATGATGCGGCACCGTACCAAAGAAAACCCTGCAAGGGTTATGAATCCTCGCAGGGTTTCCGAGCTCACCTCGCTGCAGCTCGAGGCGTTTTGGTCCTGCTCCCTGATTCCGACGGACCAGTCGCGCTCCCTCGTGTCTGAACACTGGGTGCGGCACCGTACCAAAGGAAAACCCCGCGAGGCAAGCCCGGCGGGGTTTTCAGACGCGGGGTTGACCTGCAGCTGCGTGCTGGTCTAGTCTGCGCCCTGAACTGATTGGCTTTGTGAGGGCACCTTTGCACATTGCGGGGCGCTTGCGCAAGCCCCCTGCTGCGCATGTCCCGCGAACGCTTCCTCGCCCACCTGAAAACCCTGCAGAAGCTGGGTTTCAATGCCGTACCGGCCCATCCACTGGAAAAGCACCCGGCTGGCGCATGGAAGGGATTGGCCCATCCCAAGGGCCGGCGCGTCACTGACGCAGATATTCACGCTGGCCTGTGGGTTGAAGGCACCTTCCCAGACGAACCGCTGCAGCTGTTCCTGTTCCCCTCAAGCCATCCCACGCACCCGCTGGTGGTGGTGGACGTGGACGACATGGACTACTTGCCCACCGTCCTGGAAGACTTCGGGCCCACCCCGTACCAAGTGAAGACGCGCCGCGGGGTCCACCTGTATTACCGCGCGGACCCAGCGGCCAAGGTCACGAGCCGCAACTGGCTGTACGGAGAGCGGTCCGTGGACATCAAGGCGTGGAACGCTGGGGTGATGGCCCCCGGCGCCCGTGGTGGGCTCTATGCCCCATCCATCCCCTTGGACCAATGGGTGCTGTCCGAGGTCCCCCTGTTCAACCTGGAAGCGTACGAAGCCCTGTGGCTGGCGAACCGGCCCAAGGCCCGCGCCGTCGCGCGCACCGCTGCCGCGGCCAACCCCGAGGCCTACCTGCACGTGGAGATGGGAGAACCGCAGCTGACCCGCAGTGGCCTCGAGAAAATGGGGGAGATTGCCGGAGACACCCTGGTCACCCACGAGCGCACCGGTGGCGCCATGCGCATCGACAAGGTGCCGGCCGGCGACAAGGTCTTTGCCTTCGACCGTGAGGATGGGCATGCCAGCGGGCAGGTATGGGAAGGCGCCGGCCAGCGTTGGTACACCGACCACACCCTGGGCACGCTGTGGCGTGTCGTCATGGATTCAGAGCTGGACTGGCGCCGGGCGTACGCGCCCTCAGACCCCGTAGAGACACAGCAGGGGGGTGGTTTAGACCTGGCCGCCGAACTGCAGGCCATGGGGCTGGAAGTCATCATCCTCCCATCCGATGGGTACATCACCATCCCCCAGCAAGACGGATTGACCATCATCAAGGCGCCCCACGGCACGGGCAAGACTGTCCTGGCCCGCACTTGGATGGACGCGGCGCGCTCCGGCATCTCTGTCTGCAACACGGCTGCCTTGGCGGAGCACAATGGAGCCAAGTTCGGCATCGACTGCTATCAGGAAGAAGAGTGCGGTCCAAAGGTGTCCACCACCATCAACAGCCTGGTCAAGTTGGACCGGGACCAAGTCGACTTCATGCACATTGATGAAGCCGACGGCGTCCACGCATACCTCCACAGCGGCACCATGGATGACCCTGTGGCCAACATGCAAAATATGCTGGACCTGGCGGCGTCCGCAAAAAGAACACTGATTGCCAGCGCTGACCTTGGCGCTGAAGACATTTCGTGGTACGTAAAAGCCTATGCAAAAAGAAACCCGGAAGGCACTGTCAGAGTTTTCATCAAACCCCCTAGTCCAGGCAGCCGATGCATTCGTCTTGTCCCTCTGGCCACGGCAAAGGCTGCTTTTGAGTCAGCTTTTGCAAATCGCGGGAGGAATGTCCAGCCGATTGCTTTGGGTTGCACTGCAAGAAGTGATGTCGGACATCTCGCGTGGGGATACGCTGGACGAAGTAGCGCCCGTGTTTTCTGGGTCTCCGGAGAAAACAGCCGATACCGGGAGACCATCGAACGATTCCGGGGACAGTGGACGGACAGACTAACCCAGACCGCAGATTTCCTGGATGCCGCTGATGTTTTCATCTTCTCCCCCGCCCTTCAATCCGGTGTGTCTCTCGAGGCCCCAGTTGCGCGCGTCTTCATGCTGCACACCAAGGCAGATTTCCCAGTCGAGTCCATATGCCAGATGCTTATGCGCTTTCGCAACGTGCAAGACGTGGAGGTGGTGTGGGGCGTGTCTGATTTCAAGCGAAGACTGGTCCACTTGGACGATTGCTACCTTGAGCAAGTCTGCGCGGAGCTTGCCAGCGAAACGGACCGGCAGCTACTTGAAGCGCTGCCCGAATATTCGGAGTTTGGGTTTCCCGTCAATGAAGAGTTTGCCTGGTCCTGGCGCATCGCTGAACGGAGACTCCGCCGCAGCTACGCCGACCCCATCGGTCGTGCAAAGGAGGTTATTGCAGGTCATGGGTGGACTATACTGGATGAAGTTGGAGCCGATGTGGAGCCGGATGAAGCATCACAACGCTTCAACGAGACACGCACTGCAGCCGCGGCGATTCGGAATGCTGAAACCGCTGCCGCTATTGTCGGGGCCACTGTACTGGACGAAGCCGAGGCTGATGCGATTGACCGGGCCCATGTACACGATGGCGATGACAGCCAGAAGCTGACGCGCCATCGCATCAAGACGTTCTACGGGTTGGACACGGTGACGATGGAAGATGTCAGGCGCGATGCGAAGGGGAGGTACCGAGTGAAGTGTCGGAACTACGCATCGCTGTTGTTCACGGCACTGGGCCGCATGGGTCTGGACGAAGGTAGGGCACTGGCGTGGACGGACTTCCAGCGCTCCAAAGGCCGACAAGCCAGCGAGTATCCGCACATCGTGCAAAAGGCGCAGATGACCTTCGACCTGCACCAAGCCCTGACCGACGGGCAGCCCATAGGGCACCCCCTGGACATCCCGACGGCGGTCATCGAAGCCAGGGCCATCCAGTTCATCAAGGACAACGGCGCCCACTGGGGCGTCCTGTTCGGCTCCAGGCCTAGCAAACCGCTGGCCTGGGCCGCGGCACAGATGCGCCGATGTGGCGCTAACGTGTTGAAATCAAAGGACCGAAAAAAGAAGTTGATTAGTTTTGATTTTAGTGAAATACATTCGTACAGCGAAATGTATCGGAAGCGATTGTTGGAAGAGTTCAAGAACGAGAAGGACAGCGAAACATGGAACAAAGAAATGACGAAGTTGAGACTGGTGACCGGCTGAACCCCTGCCGCCTTGGCAGAATCACGCTGGAACTGGCCACGCACAGACTCAGAGACGGATATGCACGAGACCTGTGCCTGTCTGCCCTGTCAGAAGGACTGGATGAGGCCGACTGTGATGCACTGTTCCGCACGCTCATCATTGACGAGCATGCCGACCAATGCTGGGCAGAGGGTCTGTACAACGCAGCCCACGACCACACCCCGGAAGGGCGGGCAGCGTGATGGCCGAGTGCCAAGGGTGCTGGCAGATAACTACTGTAGATGAGGCAGCTGACGGCCTGTCCTACTGCAAAGACTGCATGACGGTAGAGGACGATGGGATGTACGCGTTCGGTGTCGGGGTTGTCATGCTGATGGTCGTTCTCATCGTGTGGGCCATTTTGTTCGTCATCCAGAGGTCCTCATGATTTGGTACATCGTATACGGTGGAAGCACTTGGGGCGAGGCAGATTCACTAGAGCAGGCAGAGGCTGACGCCGCAGAGATTTGGGACCCAGCTGATGGCTGCGGCTACCCCGAGTGCGTGCCTGCATGGATGGTGGACTGATGGGCAAGCCTCTTGTCGCGATCATTGCCTCCCTTCTCGCAATGTTCGCTTTTCTCATCTTTTTGCTCTTCCGAATCGAAGAAGCGAAGCAGAACTGCGCTGCGGCATGCGCACCACAGGTGTGGCGTTTTGATTCCAGTTGTGAGTGCGCCACCGATGACGGCCAAGCATGGCGTGGGTACGAATCATGACCATGCCACGCAACAGGCGGTCCAATGCCAAGGCCGTCATCGAAGTCACCACCACGCTGGTGCCGGCCTTTGACGGCGCCCCCATCCACTGCGTGCTGCCCCTTGAACCTGACTTCGATACAGAGTTTGGCGCCGGTGTGGGGCAGTGGGATACCTGGACATTCCCGCGGGAATACTGGAGAGCATCATGACGCTTGCACAGCCATGTAAGGGGTGCGGCGCGCCGCCCATCGTCAGCCGGAAGTCCAGTTCCATGTCCATCTGGTATGAAGTGCGATGCACCCAGATGTGCACCGAACACCATACCCAATCCTCTGACAGGGACTACGCGGTGAAGCAATGGAACGGTCCGGTCATCGAAGTGGTCCTCTGCACCTGCCCCGGGTCTGAAAGTTTGCGTGGTGGAAAGCACAAGCCGGGCTGCCCGACAGGTGACGTATGAAACGCCGAGACTTCTTCAAGCTGCTGACGGCCACGCCCGCGGCGTTCCTGGTCAGCAAATACGGCATGCCCAACGGCAGCGCGGCGCCGGCCGAGAGGTTTGAAGCCCTCCAGTTGCTGGACAGGTTTACGTTGACCCTTCCCCCGGAGGGACCCCTCGCCTACACCGGCGGCGGGATATCCAAAATCAAGGCCACGGACAAAGACGGGCGAGATATTTCGGACCAGTTCCACCTCACCGAGGGGGGCATTGTGCAGTACAGCGGGACCGGCCCCGTTCGCGTGGTGCTGGACGTGGAGGTGAAAAATGACTGAGTCAGCCATCGTTTTCAAGTTGCCGTTGAAGCTGTCCACGGTGGAACGTGTGTTACGCACGACCGCTGAAGACATTGTGCCGTTGACCATCACCGTGACGTACGAGCGAAAGAAGCTGCAGCTTCTGGCGGACGCGCTCGGGCGCATTGAACCGGGGGTCCATGTTGATGTGGATTTGCTGGAAAGCATGGTGAAAAATGATTGAAGCATTCGGACTGGGCAACGCCCCCAAGGACATCGTTGCAAAGTACGGCGGCTGGAAGGTGTCGCCGTCGCAGGTGAAGACGTGGGACGAGTGCAACCGGAAGTGGGGCTATCGATACATCGATGGCATTGATTCGCCACCGGGTGCCGGTGCCATCCTGGGTTCGAAGACCCATGACGTGCTGGAGAAGTACTTCAACGGAGAGCTCGAGTTCACCGGCGAGAAGTACATGCAAGACCGTCCCATGCGGATGGCGCAGGACATGGTGGAACTGTTGCCGGCACCGGATGACATCCTGTTCAACGAATCCAAGTTCTGGTTCGTATGGGATGGTGTGCTGTACCGCGGCATCATTGACCTGGCGTGGGAAGAAGACAAGGGGTTCGTGCATATGCTGCCCGTCATCTCCGACCACAAGACCAGCTCCAACCCTGTGAAGTACGGGCTGACAGAGCCGGAGCTGCTCACCGACGTGCAGGCTGTCACCTACGCGGTGTTTGGACTGGCCCACTTTGACTGCCCCACCATCGGGCTGCAGTGGACGTACGTGAAGTCCAAGGGTAAGCCGGCCCCGTTCTCCATACGCAACACCACAGCCGACGTGGTGGCCCACACAGCCTTTGAAAAGCTAGTCCACCCCACCGGCCTGAAAATTATTCAGGCTATCCGAGAGGTGGACAAGGCAGAGAAGCTGGAAGCCAACCCCCTTTCGTGCGGCAACTTTGGGGGCTGCCCGCATGCAGACTATTGCCCCCGCACACTTGAAGAAACAATCACCATGGCCCTTGGGCCGAAAAAGGATACAAGAATGGGAAGTTTGAAAGCACTGATGGCCGGAGCACGTACAAGCAGCACAGGCGAGTCGGCACCCCGGCGCCGGGACCCGGACGCACGCAGGGCCGTACGCACCGCAGGGGACAACATCAACAGCCCGGAAGCCCCGGCGAACGATGATGTGGCGCAGGCCGTGTCGAAGGAAGTGGGTGCAGCTGAAGGGTCACGCAAAGAGCAGGCAGCCAAGGCAGCTGCGGCGGCTGCAGCTGCACAGGGTGCCACCACTGGAGACGAAGCACGGCAGCAGATGGACGACGCCAAGCCACCCGCACCCGTGGCACCGACTGGCGCACCGGAAGGGTGGGAATGGAACGTCAGCCCATCCCAAGACCAAATCCTGGCCTGGGTGTACAGCGGCACCTTCCATGACTTCGCCAGCACCAAGGCAGCCGCCACCCCTGCACGACCCTTCGCACACGGTCGCACGTTGGGTGCGCTCGAGAAATCCGGGTGGGTCTTCATCCAGAAGCTGGACGGGTACCGACGCGTCCGGATGACGGACACTGGGCGCGTCCGGGTAGATGCAGAAATGAGTAGCTGGGATGATGTGTGGGTGTCCAGTGCTCCGAAGCCCACGGACGTGTTGCCGGTGACGGCCGCAGAAGAAGGTGCAGCATATGCAGAGCGAGTGGAAGTGAATGCGATGGGGCTGGCCGTGATGGGGCATATCCGAGACGGCAAACTGGAGTTGACCATTGACCTGGCGCAGTTCGGGGGTGCGTGATGGCCCTGCTCATCCTGAACGACATGCGGTCCGGGAGGGTGGAACACAGCACCGTCATCGCACGCGGGACCAAAGAAGAATTGGAAAAGTTCGTGGAAGCAGAGGTAGTGGAGACCTACATGGACGGCCGGTGGTCCAAGGTCTTCCGCGCCGGCGGTCCACTGGAATGGTTCAATGGGTTCTTCGAACCGCACGGGCAAGGCATCATCGAAGACCCTCCGTCCTGCATCCCACACGCATCGGAACTGGACGCATCATGAGTCACATCACTGGCAAAGCCACTAACAAAGACGAGATGGCGAAGGAAGTGTACGCAGAGCTTCAGGAAGTCGAAGCGACGCCGGAAGTCATCGCGGTTGAAGGGGTGGAGACACCCAGACAGAGACGCATCGCGTCACTCAAAGCCACGCTGGCCGTGCTGGGGCACGCCACCATGATGGAGCGGAGCAAATGAATCGCGTTTTCAAATACCCGCTACCCGTGCAAGGCACAGTGGACATTCTGATGCCGTATGGTGCGCGCATCTTGACTATTGGAGCGCAAGGGGAAGACATGTTTGTTTGGGCCCTTGTGAATCCGGACCTGGAACTAGAACACCAGACGCACCGTTTCCACATCGTTGGGACAGGACATCCGTGCCCATTCAGCGCGCACAAACACCTGGAAACCGTAATCGTTGGTCAGTTCGTGTGGCACGTCTTTGAAGGGTCGGTGGATTGATGAGAGCCATCCGCAGCTGGGTGTACTGGACATCCCGAAGGTTCTGGGTGTGGCTGCATCCGGCATGGTGCTGGAACTGCCAGTACGAAGGGCCACTGGATGACGGATGCTGTGACGCATGCGGGGTAGCGCCGAAGCGATGACGGCCATGGCTACATTGCACGTCTACAGAGACAACTACCGGGGTACATTCATCCGGGCTAATCTCTATTGTGACGGCCGCGGCTACATCATGCGGTTCCCTATCAACGTGGTCGCCCGGAATTTCTGGACGTGGGCATGACCAGCATCGAACAGCTGCGCGAACGTGCGAAGGCGCGGGCCCGGGGAGAGAAGGACCCCGGGGCCATCCGCCCTGCTGCGCCCACTGGTGGCCTTGCAGGGTACGAAGACTGCCGTGGGTTCGTGCAGCACACGGAAGAGTTCAACCGCGTGGCGGGGCTGCCCCGGGTGCGGTGGGACTTGCGTGATGACCTGGACCAGCTGCGGCAACAGCTGACCTGGCATCTTCAGTCAGTGCAGGGGGGACAGTTCTTCCACCCTGTGCAGGCTGTGCTGTTGGAAGCGCTCTATGACTTCAAGGGATGCTTCGGTTCCATCGGCGTGGGTGAAGGCAAGACGCTGCCCAGCTTCGTAGCGGGCACCCTGATGGACGTGGACCGCACTGCCGTCCTTGTCCCTGCCAAGCTGCGAGAGAAGACGAAGCGGGACTTCGCGGACCTGGCGAAGCACTGGCAGGCACCGGCTGACATCCGCATTTTCGGATACGAAGAGCTGGGGGTGGTGTCTGGCGCGGAGAAGCTGCAGGCCTACGCCCCAGGGCTCGTTGTTGCGGACGAAGTCCACGCGCTGCGCAACATGGACGCATCACGGACGCGCCGCGTGGTGCGGTACCTCCGGGAGCATCCGGACGTGGCGTTCATGGCCATGTCCGGCACGCCCATCACACGCAGCCTGATGGACTTCTATCATCTACTGGCCCTGGCCCTGGGCCCGGACCGGATGCCGCTGCCGGCCGTGTTGGCCGAAGCCAAGACGTGGGCTCGAGCCGTGGACGTGGCGCCCACCTACCGCAGTCGCCCCGGTGCACTGAAGTTATTCACCAAAGACAAACCCACGCTGACCAACATCCGGCGCGCACTGGAGTCACGCATCCACGAGACGCCCGGCATCATCCGCACGTTCGAATCCACGGTGGACGCTGGCATCACCATCGACTTCTTCGACCCACCCGTTTCACCGAAAATCAAAGAGATGATGAAGCGGTTGGTCAACGACAAGCTGGACCCCAATGGCGACGAATGTTTACCTGCAGATGTGGCAAGACACCTCAAGACTCTTGCCTGCGGATTCTGGTACCGATGGGACCCAAAGGCACCTTTGGATTGGATGGATGCTCGACGAGACTGGAAGCGCTGTGTCCGTGATTTGCTTGACCAGCAAATCCCTGGCCTTGATAGCGAACTACAAATCGCCCGTGCCGCCGACAATGGGGATGTTGATACCCTAGGCACGCTGGACATGTGGCGCGCGGTGCGGGGGGACTTCACCCCCAACGTGGTGGCGGAGTGGGAAGACACCATGCCGATGGTGCGCGTCATAGAACGGGCAATCCTCTTGAAGTCCCCTACACTCATCTGGGTTGACTCCGTGGCGTCTGGCAAGATGCTGGCACAGCTGTCCGCCCTTCCGTACTTCCAGCAGGGGGGAAAGGATGGCAGGGGCCGGGATATTATGGACGCGTCGGGCACCATCATCGTGTCCATCGCTTCCAACAGCGAAGGCAGGAACCTGCAGGCCTGGTCCCACAACATCGTGGTGACCCCGCCCGCGTCGGGCCGCACCTGGGAACAGCTGCTTGGCCGCACCCATCGCCCCGGACAGATGGCGGACACCGTCACCTGCGACGTGATGCTGGGGCACGGAAACATCCTCTGGTCATTCCGCACCGCGATGGAAGACGCGCGGTTCATCAAACAGACAACCGGTCAGGCGCAGAAGCTTCTGTTGGCTGACCTCACAAGGGACCTATGACGAAAGACGAAGCCCTGGATTTGATTGACCAGTACTGCACCTGTGTGGAGTCCGATGATGAAACAGTCACGAGACTGCGCAGCCGCTTTCCCCCTGATGGGAGTGAGAACAAGGCAATGCGGTGGCTTGGGTTTATGCAGGGCGTCCTGTACACCACCGGCAGATTCACGCTTGAAGAGCTCAAGGCCCACAGCCGCGACAAGGAGATACGTTGATGGGACTGAACTACTACTTGGGCGAGCTATTCGAATACCAGGGTGGGGGCACGGTCCACCCGGACACGGTGAAGATTTGCCACGCGGTCCACGGCCGACCGCCCACGGACCACGAACGCGAGACCATCCGAGCCAGGGTCAAAGACAAGTTGCGATTCCTATACCAAACCGAAAAGAAGGTGCCAGCCGATGAAGAAAACATGAAGAAGATTGACACCCTGTTACGCGAACTGATTCAAGAACTGAAACAAGAAACGAAAAAGCAATGAGTAAAGTAAACCTGGACAACCTTTTCGCCGGCTACGATGAAGCGTCAGCAGCATCAGGCGGTGGGCAAGACCCCAAGATTAACGCCCATCACACGGGCCCCGCCAACCTCGTCGTTGAGGTGGTCAACGTGGAGATGTTCCCTTCGGAACAGTACGCCGCCATCTACTACAAGGTGGCATACAAGGTGCTGGAGACGGACAATGACAAGGTCATCGTGGGACGCACGTACGCGTGGCTTCACGACATGACCAACAAGTTCTTCGGGCAGTCCGGCACCAAGAACTTCATCGCCGCAGCCGCGGGGCTGGACGTGGACGACCCGGAGGTGGCGGAAAGCATTGACCGCGCCACCACTGAAGACAGTTGGAGTGAGGAACAACCGCTTGCTGGGTGCAAGGTCTGCGTCAAGATAGTGGCGAAGACATCCAAAGGCGGCTTCGCCATCTCGCCGCACGATTGGACGGCGGCCTGATGCATCCATCCATCGAACACATCCTGAAGTTTTTCTCCTACGACCATCTGCCGGAACATCTGCAGGGAATCGGCCACCACTTCTGCACTTTGGCTACGTTGATTGCGCAGAGTTCAGAGGGTCCGGAGGTCACGGTGTGCCTGCGAAAGCTGCTTGAAGCCAAGGACTGTGCAGTGAGGGCAGCACTGTGAACCCTGCGGTCCACAGCTGGCGAGTCACCCAACGCTTCGCCACGAAAATCCGGAAGGAAGGTGCATGTTGGCTGTGGACCGCATCTTTGGACAGCAGCGGGTACGGAATGCTGCGCGTGGCGGGCAAGCTACACAAAGCGCATCGCGTTTCGTACCTGATGTTTCGCGGGAACATTCCGGAAGGTCTCTGTCTTGACCACCTTTGCCGGAAGCGTGCGTGTGTCAACCCGGACCACCTGGAACCGGTGCCACCACGGGTGAACACTGCGCGTGGGCATTCCGGAAAAGCCGAACGCGAGATGACGCACTGCAGGCGTGGTCACGCATTCACGCCAGAGAATACGCAAATACAAAAGAGTCCGTACGGACGTAAGTGGCAAAGGCGCTGTGGTGCATGCCGTCGCCTCCGATACGCTGAAAGGGTTGCAGCACGATGAATCCCTGGAGTCTTGACACTGAAACGTTTCTCATCTTCCCCGGGCAGCTGGCCCCGCCGATGGTCTGCACGACATGGGCCCACGGTACCCGGGGTTCGGGTCTCATCCACGGACGAGACCCGGGCCTCGGCCTTTTCATCAACGACCGGCTGTTGCACGAACACACGGTGTTCGCCAACGCGCCATATGACCTGGGTGTGTACGGCACCAAATGGCCGAAGCTCATCCCTCACATTTTCGAAGCCCTTGATGACGGAAGGATTCACGATGTCCAGACCAGAGAAAAACTCATTGACCTTGGCCGAGGTACGTTTCGCTTCGAAGAAGACGAAGAAGGAAAAGTCCGGGCCAAGGGGTACGCACTTTTCGACCTGGCAATGCGGCGGCTGGGCAAACAGCTGGACAAAGACACTTGGCGGATGCGTTATCACGATTTGTGGGAGACACCTGTGCGCGACTGGCCGGCCGGGGCCAAGGACTACGCCACAACTGACGCCGAAGTCACGCTGGCTATTTTCGAAAAACAGGAGCCCATCATCACGGACCACCCGCAGTTCTTCGGCAACGAGGCTGCTCAGGTCAGGGCTCATTGGGCCCTACACCTGATGTCCGCGTGGGGCTTCAAGACGAATCAGGAAGCCGTCACAAGACTGAAGCGCAGGGTGGAGGACGAGATTGGCGAGGTACAGGCCGAGCTTGTGGAGACCGGTCTGGTGCGTACCGATGGCAGCCGCGACACGAAGAAGGCAGTGACGCGCATGGTGGACATCATGGGCGAAGGTTCCACGCTGACGGATGCAGGCATCACGCTGATGAAGGAAGGCAAGACACTGGCCGAAGTGCTGGACATCGCGAAGCGCAAAGGCAAGTTCGTCAGCGTTGCCGAAGACCCCTGCAACGAAGCGGGAGACGTGGTGATGCTGAAGTACAGCAAGTACTCCAAGCTGCAGAACCTACTGACCGGGTCGGTGCAGCACCTGGCGCGCGGCACCGTGACACCGGTGCAGTCACGCTACGAACCCATCATGTTCACGGGGCGCACGTCATCGTCCAACCCCAACATCCAGAATCAGCGGCGCGTCCCGGGCGTGCGCGAATGCTTCGTGCCGCGCGATGGCTGCGTGTTGATTGCCTGCGATTACAGCCAAGCCGAGCTCCACACCTGGGCCCAGGTCTGCTTTGACCTGTTCGGGCATTCGGAGATGATGAATTCGCTGAACGCTGGCATCGACGTACACACGCAGCTGGGTACGCGATTGGCTGGGGTGTCGTATGACGACATGGTGGAACTGTTGGACGCTGATGACCCCGTGATGAAGATGCAACGACGCATTGCGAAACATGCCAACTTCGCTTTCATGGGTGGCGCTGCGGCCAAGCGCTACGCGGCGATGGTCTTCAGCCTGTCCGATGGCGAAATCGTTCTGGACCTCAAGGAAGCCGCCCACGTCCGTGCCCTGTGGAAGCAGACCTGGCGGGAGGAGAAGGAATACTTTGACTACATCAACGGCTGTTCGGATGGTCACGGCTTCTTCGACATCCTCCAAGCCAGGGTCCCACGGCTACGCCGGGGCTGTACGTACACGTCAGCCGCCAACACCCTGTTCCAAGGACTGGCATCCGACGGGGCCAAGGCTGCGCTGTACGAAGTGGCGCGCGAGCAGTTCACCCCCGGGTCACTGCTGTGGGAGTCCCGGACAGTCGCGTTCATCCATGACGAAATCATTATGGAGACCCCGGAACACCTGGCACACGAAGCTTCAATGAGACTGCAGGCTGTGATGGAACGGGAGTTCAACAAGTTCGTGCCGGACTGCCCGACGCAGGCAGAGCCCACCATGATGCGCTTCTGGTCCAAGGCCGCGAAGCAGGTGTGGGACGAAGGCACCCTGGTCCCCTGGGAAGGTGCAGCATGATTGCCTGGGCGATGTTCTACCGCGGCGTCTACAGTCAGCTGGTACGGCTGATGCCTGCAGAGCACGCCGCCCAATTCGCGCAGGCAATTGTTGCAAACGAATGGCATTTCCACCAGGAAGTCAAAGAGATTTGCAAACAAAACGGATGGGATTTCACAGAAGTGATGAAAGGCAAGTCATGATGAACGCGGAAGCAGAGAAAATCTGGCATCGGCTGCGTGCGTCCTACGTGCGACATTTGAAAGAACTGTACTCGGGGCAAGCCGGGGTGCGTCCGTCTGCGGAAGCAGTGGGGGCCGCACTGCTTGTGGGCATGGCTGAAGAACTGGCTGACATCCGAAAGTTGACAGGTACATCATGAAGTTCAAAATGGACTGCAACTTTCCCGACTGTGAAGGTGGCAGGATTGGCAACTCCGACGGCCCCCGCCAAGAATGTTCAAGGTGCCACGGCTACGGGTGGCTGATAGTGGAAGGTGAACTGATGGAGCCGGCGGAATCCATGTGCCTGACCTGCGGCTTCCACCATGCCGACGGAGAGCCCCACATCTACGCCGACCAAGACATCATCCGGGAAGCCCTGAACGACACGAAGGTGACGTACGATGCGACGCCCGGGAAGGAGCGTGCGGTCATCACAGGGTCTGACCCGGAAGACGTAGCACGCGTCACCAAGCAGTTGCAAAAAGAGAAGGGGCGGATGCGCGAGACATTCAAGCGCAAGCTAGCTGCGGTGCTGGAAGCTGAAGTCAAGCCGCAGATGGGGCTGTTGCCCTTTGATGCGCTGGAAGAAGTGGCCAAGGTGCTGACGCATGGGGCCAAGCTCCCGGGGTACAGCCCCAACGGATGGCGCACGCGCCCGGGGACAGAGCATTTCGATGCGATGCTTCGGCACCTGGCGGACTACCAAGTGCGCGCAGACCTGGACAGTGAATCCAACCTGCCCGTGTTGGCGCACATGTGTTGCCGGGCCCTGTTCATGCTGTCGTTCTATCTGAAGGATGAAGAATGCAGGCACTAATGGACACACGCTCCCACGTCACCGCCGCCGTCCGGATGGCGTCCATGCACTTTGACATCCCAGCCGTGGTGATTCGCGGGCGCAACCGGACACTGCGCGTGGCGCAGGCCCGGTCGTTCGCGTACTGGGTGTCACGCGTCAACAGTTCGGACAGCTTCCCGGAGCTTGGGCGCATCTGGAAGCGTGACCACACCACCATCATGTCCGGGGTGTTCGCTTTTTCTAGGTTCATCAAACAACAACGACCCTGGGCATTGGAGGCCCACCGCGTATGGCTGAAGACAGTGTGACGAAAAGACGAGACAAGACGGTCAAACACCTGGCGCTTAGAGAAGCGCGTGATTCCATGTGCATGGGCTGCATGATTGGGATGCCCGACAGCCCCGAAGACTGCATCTATGAACAACCCAACGCCCCGGACGGTTCCCACTGCTTTGCCGAACCTATCCGGGCCTTGATTTTGGAGGAGAAAAATGCCTGAAGACAGCGTGAGTAGTTACGCATGGCGCAACATCGGAGGTGCCATGCTCCGGATGCCGCTGGTGCGGCAAATCATCGGACACGAAGAGCCCCAAAACCTGGGGCTGGGAGACCGCAAGAAACCTGAATCGTGTGCGGCGATAATCCGGGCCGAAGACTTCCTTGGGGACCTGTACCCTGGGACGAAGAAGCGCAGGCGAATCCTGCGGTCCCGTCCCACGGACGTGGACACGTTGGCCATCCACCAGATGGATGCCATCTTCGGCACATCCCGGCAGCAGCGGAAGAAGTTTGGCGGTGCCCTGCCTGCGTTGATTGGACGCATGGCGATGCAGCCCTATCATGTGTCCGGGCTTCTCTCCGGTCCGGTGGTCATCGCCCACCATCCCAAGGTCTACACCTACGCATCGTCCAAGGCGAACCGCTTCAGCGTGGGCGTGGGGCTCGAGGGCAGGTGGCCCGGCTTCGAGAAGCGCAGGAAGGCGAAGCACACCGAACCGTCGGACCAAATCCTTGCGACGTACAAGCAGGCGATTCGAACGGCGTACGATGAAGCCACCGCGTGGGGTTGCAAAATCAAGTACGTCACGGCCCACCGATGCTGGTCCAAGAACCGACGCCCCGACCCAGGCGAATGGATTTGGAAGAACGTGGTGCTGCCGATGATGGAAGAACTGGGGCTGACGTTGCACCCTGGGACCAAGGACGGTGGTGTGCTGCCTCCGGTGGAGTGGGGCTTCACAGGTTTCGGTGGGAGGACAGAATGAAAGTCCACGAAAACACAGTAGCCTTTCAGAACCTAGGAAGCGGCGACGTATTCTCATGGCAGGGAAGTTGCTACATCACCACGGACCATGAGGAAAAAGCAGTCAACCTGGACACCGGCAGACTGATTCCGTTCAGGCTGACCGAGCAAGTGACGCCGTTGTCTAATGCCACCGTGCTACCCTTGGGGATACCATGACCGAACTACTCTCAATCCTTGGCCAAGTCCTGAAGCTTGGCCGTTCCCCCGAAGCACTGCGCGGCCGTCTGTCCTACGCGCTGGCGCGTGTCGCCGACCTGCAACACCTGCTGGAGGAGGAGCCCAACAAACGCGTGAAGAGGCGCAAGCGACGGCTGGCCTACTGGCAGGGTCGCGTGGACACGCTGATGGATAGGTTGGGTGACGGATGAATGACCAAGACTCCATCTACTGGCTACACGGGTTGCGGGAAGGGGTGCGCCGATTCTTTTTGTTTGTTGCGCTTGCGACATGCATCACCACGTTCGTGTGGGCATTTCTAAACCCCGCAGAGTCAGTACGCGCGGTGCAGAGAGACCTCCCGGTGGGGCGCCATGGTCCATAGGCCACGCCCTCCCCGGGAAGGCGTCGAAGGTCAAGACCTGGCCCGGTGGCTTCGGCGCCGTGGGGTCAGGTTCTGCCACGTCCCCAACGGGGGCACCCGGGGCAAGCGAGAGGCCGCAAAACTGGTGGCTGAAGGGGTGGAGGCGGGGGTTCCGGACTATCTGGTGTTTGACAGGCCCACCTTGCACCCCCACCCGTCTCCAGACTGGCCGGAGCGTGGGACCCCTGTGGGTGTGGCCATCGAGCTCAAACGCGTCTCGGGGGATTCTGGGGCGTCTGCCGAACAGACCGAATGGCTGGAAGCGCTACGTGCGCGGGGGTGGGTGGCGTTCGTTGCCCACGGCGCAAAGGACGCACAGCGAAGGCTGACAGAAATGGGCATTGGCATGGAATGACTTTCGTGGTACGTATGTATTACCAACGTGCCCATGAAGATTCTCCAGCTGCAGAAACTCCACACGGCCGCGCAGAAGCGGGTGCTTGCCGAAAGGCTGCAGGCTCTGCTGGCCCGGACGGAAGACGAAGTTGACCAGTTCATCATCAAAGCAGCCATCCGGAGTGCATTACGATGAAAATCGGCTCATTGTTCAGCGGCATTGGTGGGCTGGACCTTGGGGTTGAACGTGCCACGGGCGGCCGTGTGGTGTGGCAGTGCGAGAACAATCCGATGTGCAGGCAGGTGCTGAAGAAGCACTGGCCGGACGTCCCCTGCTACTCGGACATCGTGGGGCTTGAGCCGCCACCCGTTGACGTTTTGATTGGCGGGTTTCCTTGTCAAGATTTGAGCGACGCTAGCCGCGGCCGGGGCGGTGGCCTCGCCGGAGAGAAGTCAGGACTGTGGTATGAAATGCTCCGAATCATCAAACTCATCCAGCCCGGTCGGGTCTTTATCGAAAACGTCGCTGGCGCTGCTTGGAAGAAGTGGGTGCCCAGCGTGCGGGCTGACCTGTGGGATATCGGATACCCCACGATGCCACTTCTCATGTCGGCCGCCGCGGTGGGGGCCCCGTTCACCGGAGATAGAATCTTCATTGCCGCGACCCACGGCGAAAGCAAATCAACTCGCACCTTCAATGCGAAAGTGGCCGGGATGTCGCAGGCTCCAAGACCTGTGCGGAAGGATTGGGGGGAGCCCACATCCACAGCTTTGGGAATGGCTGATGGGGTTCCCCGAAAAATGGACAGACTTAGAGCCGTAGGGAATGCGGTTTGTCCCCAACAGGCAGAAGCCGCCTACAGGTTGACACATACATGAAACTCGGAAGACCATGAAACGAAACTTTGATTACGTGTCCGCAATCCTCGGCACCTGCTCTGGCTGGTGCTCGTTGGCGATGCTAGACACCACAGCATGGTGGCAATATATTTTTCCACCCGTATTCGCATTCAGTGCCATTGCAGTCCTTACCAAGCGAAAGAACCGAGAGTGGTGATGAAACTCGGAAGACCACGCAGAAACAAAGTCATTGCTGACAAGATGATGACGGTGCGGACAACCGCCGGAGAGAAGAGAAGCTTCAGGGCTTCCGCCAAATCTCTGGGGTTGTCCTTGTCCGATTTCATCCGTCACCTTTACGCCGAATGGAAGAAGAGACGATGAACAGACTCATCCTAGTCGTTCTGTTTTCCGCCTGCGGGGCAGAGCAGATTCCATATCGCGGAGCCACCAGCGTTGGGGGTGGGGGTGGAACAGGAGGGGTGGTGGACGAGTCGACGGGCGCGGGGTCAACCGGAGGTGTAGGTGGGTCCAGCGCAGGCGGGGACGAGTCCAGCGGTGGTGTTGAATCCACCAGCGCAACGTCCAGTCCGACATCTACCAGCTCAACGTCCACGACCACGTCTACGTCCACGACTGCTGTGGCAGGTTCCACGGGCGGCTCCACTGGAGACAGACCTCCCCCGTGGGATGGCATCGTGTGTTCTGGAATCTGCAATGTCCCTGCGATGTGTGATGACCTCCCAGAAAAGCAGGAGGCTGCCGACTGCGCGGCAGCATGCGGACCTGCGTGGCAGGATGATTGCCTCGCGGACGCCTGCGTGATTGCGTGCGGCATCCCGTACGACATCGCGCTCGCCGAGTGCTACACAGCGGGGGATTGCGCCTCCGACTGCGACGTGCGGGTGTGCTACGCGATGTGTGGTGACGCGGCGGTAGATTGTCTTTTAGACGCTGAGATACTGGGGTGTGCCCCCGAGGCCAACGATTCGTGCATTCAACAGAGAAGTACATGCATTCAGGAGTGTCAGGATTCAATGCCCACACCGGCTATCCAAGCTCAAATGTACGCCCGTGCCAAAGGGTGGCACTGGCTATTCCTACTTATCCCCCCGCTGTGGGTGCTGGCTTGGTGGAGGCTTCGTGGGAAGTAACGTTGTCATGCTAGAATCTGTGCAGCTGCTGAAGGTGGACTCCCGATTTGGGACCGGTGAAGATGGTGACCCCGTCCGCATCATCACGGAATACTTCAAGGCAGACGGGACGCTACTGCTGCGGGAAGACCCGCACATTGAGCACGCAGTGACCGCGGCCGCACAGGCCTGGAAGGAAGTGTGGACCACCGCACCCATGGACATGAAGAAGGCAGAGAAGCTGCAGAAGAACCTGTTCGAAGTTCTGGAGAATCACAAATGATTCTCAGACGTTTCAATCGCAAAGGACGTCCCAGGGGTGACAAGCACTGGCGTTGTAATGCCTGCGGAGAGGTCATCAAGATTGGAGATTGCTACGCGGCCATCGGGCAAGTCAGGATGGGAGTGCACATTATCGCTGTGCATGCGAAATGCCCTAAGCAGCTTCAATCTGCTGCATTGACTCGCGCATCAGCACCGGGTCAATCACGGCCTGGGCCCAACACCGACAGTTGATTGGCTCGCCTGGGAAGGTGCCCCCGCCGGCGCCTTGATTCCAGTTGAACACCTTGCGGTTCCAATCGGCATGTTGCTCCCGAACCTTGCCGTCCCCCTTCGTGCGCCACACGAACTCTGTGATGCCGACGGACTGCTGACGGCTGCGCGTCATCTCCCCAATCATCGTCCCCATCTGGTCATTGGCAATCAGCATGGCGTGAGCTTCCACGTTGGTCACTTGCTTGCCCACGCGCGACGGCATGCCGAAGTCTTCCCATTCTTGCATGAGCTCCGCAGGGTCTTCAACTTCTGCAATGCGCTGACGCATGCCATCAACGATGCCGCCCTGCAGCTTGTCCATCAGTCGTTCGTTCTCACGTTCGAAGATGTCCACGGACAGGGACGGTTCAATGTTGCCGGGCATCAGCAACGGGAGTGCACCAGGGCGCGCACCAACTTCAACGACAGGGTTGTCAGGACTGATGACCGGGGCGCGTACGGTCCGGGTCACAGCGTCAAGGAACAGGCGTCTATGCGCTCTGTCCGCCCGCTGCCCCGCCCGTCGCGCCGCCCCGGCCACGTCCGGCATTGTTCCAGCCAAGCCGTTTTCAAACTGGCGCAATGCATTCTCAATCTGGATTGGGTCGCGAGAATCCAGCGCACCGGCCATGGTCTCGCGAGCCAGAGCCATCGTGTTGGTGTTCAGCTGCTGGAAAGTTCGGCCGAGTGCCGCCGCCTTCTTCTGCGGAAAGGGCTGTGCGAAGCCCAGGCGTCTACTCTTGGACGCCATCAGGCAAGAACCCCCGCGTGACCAACAGCTGTTCCACCTGGTCTTCACCCAGCACGCCGTTCAGCATGTAGCGTTCATCACCTTGGGACCACGCGTTGTAGGTCTCGGCCTGCTCCTTGGCGGATGGCTGCCACAGAGAAGCGTAGTCAATCACCCATTCGCTGATGTTGTCATCGCGGATAGCGAAGATGACTTCAAGCAGACGGTTCAGCGCGGGAGTCAACACGCGCTTCTGTTGGCTGGCCACCGAATCGTACCAAGACCGAATCTCCGCATCGGCTGTGGAGCCCAGGCCGCTGGGCTGTTCACCCAGAATGATGGTGCGCGGCATCTCCGTGGCTCGCACCAGCGCGTCCACAAACTTGTCAATCAACTCCGTCAGCCCAGAGACGGTGCGCGCTACTTCTATGTATTTGTCCTTGGAGTCCAACGCCAACATGTGCAGGTTGTCGGCGTTGTACTTCAGGCTTTCGAGGATGGCCCGTGCTTCCTGCTGGTCCTTGTCGGTCCCAATCAGCATGTCCCGGAAGCCCTCAATCTGCAGGACCATCAACGAGATATCGTGGATGATGTTGCGGCTGTAGCCCATCACCTCACCAATCTGTGACACCTCCGTGAACACACGGTCAAGAACGGATGGCCCCCAGCCGTTGCCCTGAATCATGCGGGTGGGCGGCACCCGGACGCCGTCGAACCGGATGACGCGGCTGCGGTGAATCTTCCGCATGTTGGTGCCGGTGCCGAGGGGCAACACCACATCGTAGAACTCAGGGTTGCGGAAGGCTCGAGCACCGAGCCCTGGGTTGAATTTCGTGGGAAGAACGAACTGCGATTCGATGACCTGCAGGGATGACAGTTTGCTGGCCTTCGCCAGGTCCAGCGGTTCATCCATCTTGTTGCCGTCGTTGACGTTCATGAACAGCAGGGACCCGCCATAGAGCCTTGCCCATCGCCAGGCGTCACCCACCTTGTTCAGCGCTTCAAGGTCATCCAGATTTGACAGGACGGCTTCAAAGTCCACCTTGGCATCTACGCTGGTCAGCGTGATGTCTTCACGCGTAGCGTCATCCGGCAACCGGTCGATGATGCGGGCCGCGATGGCGTCCTGTTCGTACACATCGGACAGGATAGTCGGGCCAAGCTGGCCACGTACTTGGAAGCCCCCGCCGGATGACTTGTCCCGGTCGGTGCCCAGGCCGGTGATGACGTTGGAGTATGCGTCTGCGCGTGATGTGGTCATGGTGTTCACAAGTAGGCCCGGATATTTCCGGCCGGTCTATCTTCGCCAAGGTACAGTTCGTAAAGACCCCACACGAGGGCGTCCAATCTGTCCGGAGATTTGCTTTTGTTTTTCGATGTCCCGAAAGCACGGTGCGGTTCCCAGGTCACCATCTGGTCTTCCAGTTCGGTCAGCACGTTCAGGTGATGCACCTTGCCGCGCTCGTACAGAGCCACCGCAGGTTCGGCCCTGATGACTTTGCCCCGAGACGCCCGAACCTGCTTCACATGGATGCGGTGGTCAATGCCACGCATGTTGGACTCCACCAAGTCTCCGCCGTTGTTGGTCTCACAAACGATGACGTCAGCCTGCCAACGGTGGTAGGCCGCGATGGCGGTCTTACCCCACTCATGGGGAGAGCCCTTCAGGCTGCGGTCTTGCAGCACGTAGGCGTCACCGTCGAAGCCCAGGCCAATGACGATGATGCCGGTCTCATCGGACTTCTCGTGGGCCGTCACGGCTGGGTCAACAGCCACCACCACGCGGGCGAAGGGTCGCGGGATGTCGCGTACCCTGAAGTTGTCAATCAGTTCCTGATTCCACAGCGCATGTTCCGAACTGGGCAGATACTCCCCAAGCATCTCTTGGCGCCCGATGGTGGTGCCATCGTACTGCTCGTGAAAACTCGCAATGACGGACTTGCTCAAGTAAGGATTGTCATACGTGGACGCCGTGGTCAGCACGGTGTCGCCACGGGCTTCCAGCTTTTCAAGGAACGGGTCACGAATGGGGGTCGAAGTCAGCATGGCCCGGGCCCAGCCGATGCGCAGCGCGGGTTCAATCACCTTCCACCAGGTGTCTTCAGGGTCGGCCCAGTGGGCAGGTTCATCGCCCCAGATGAAGGCCCAGTTCGGACCACGCATCTGTTCCGGTTTGTCCGCGGAGAAGATGCGGCCGCGCACGCCGTTGGGCCAGGTCAACATCTTGTTGCCAGGCTCCCACAGCGGGACGAAATCCATGGGCGCGTTGGCCAAGATGCCTGACGAACCTTCGACCATGACGAAGCGAGCTTCGTCAAGTGTGCGGCCAATGATTCCGATTTCGCCGGTCTTGATTTTGCTTCGGTCGCGCGCCACTTCGTTGACTGTGCGAGCGCCGGTATGCGTCTTCCCAGCACCCCGTCCACAACGCAGCAGCCAACGTCGCCACTTGCCAGGCGGCAACCGTTGATACTTCAAGGACCACAGGTCCCAATCGGACAACAGCGCGATGGTCTCTTCTGGCGTCAAGGACTTGCACAGGCGGGCAAGCTTGGCTTTCGTCAAAGGCGCAAGGCGCTGGGCTATGACGGGAAGGTCCATCAGTCTTCATCGTCTTCCACGAAGGTGGCCAGCTTGCCAATCAAGATGTCCAGCGCGTTGCGCTTCACATCTTCCCCGGTCGCATCGTCTGTAGCGTTGGGGTTGTTGTTGTACAGCTTGTTCCACCGGTACCGCATGAACTTCATCACCAGTTCCGGGGAACCATTTTCCAGCACGTCAACAATCAGTTCATCATGCAGTTCGGCTTCTACCTTGTTCAGCGCGAGGCACAGCTTTGCACGGCGGTCCATGTCTTCGTCTTTGCGCTCTCCGGCCGCATGCTCTCTCAGCTGCTTGTGGCCTGCGTCAATCCACCCCGCCCACGTCCCGCGCGGTATGCCGTACCGGTCAAACGCGATGGTCCGAAAGTTGCCATTCCGAATGCTGCCGCAGACCTGAAGAATCAGTTCTTCGGTCAGGTCTGACATGCTCATTCGGTTTTTGGCCACCTAGAACGCCCCCGTGACTTCGATGGATGCAAATCGGATGTAGGACGTATCTGCACCGTTGGAGGTGAAGCCCAGGAAGAAAATCCGAGTGCCACTCAAGGGCAAGACGTAGTCAACCTCGAGGACGACGTATCGTTCATCAGCACCAGAGCTGGCCTGGTAGGTCTGGATGGTGCGTTGCGTTCCTGCTCCGCCGTCCCCTTCCGAGATGATGGGTGTACCTCCGGCGGTGCCGTCCACGATGCCCAGCTTGATGATGGTACCCGCGACGCTGGTGCCCACCTCGCATACAGCACGAATGTGGACGGTGGTGCCGGTGACGGCATTGTCACCTGACACCAAGGTTGCAGCCACCTTGTTTATCAGAGAACCTCCGGACGAAGTGTTGGTCTCCGCTGCCACCTCGTTGTACCTCCGGACGAAGCCTCCGGCGCTGCCGTGGACATACTGCCAGGTGTTGTCATCCCTGAAGTTCGGGCGGTGGAAATCCCCACCGCGAAAGGAGAGGTCTCCTTCAAGAACGGTGGTGGGCTCGGACGTGCGCACCGTCTGCCGGATGGCGCCAGGTGTCCCCACCGCGTCGGTGTCCTGAATCAAGCGCAGCGCATACCCAGTGTTTCCCTGACAGGCCAGCGCTACCCCTCCGACGGTGTTGATGAACCGACCCGTCTCCCCGGTGGCTCCACTGTTTTCCTGCGCAATGAAGGCCCCGAATGCCGAAGCCGTGTTACCGAAGTTGGCCAGCGCGACATTTATTTGCCCAAGTGCGGTGGTCTCAACGAGATGCGCATCAAGGTCCGGGGTGGTAACACCGGCAGCGAGCCACACAGACCACAGCCCCAGCTCGTTGTAGACTTTGTTGACAACTTCGCTTGCGACCCCTGTCCCAGGCACCAGGCCTTCGGTGGCAGAATCCACAAGAGGCTCTTTGGTGTTGTTGCCTGCGGCCGGACCCCCGACGTAAAGCGTGTTCGCTGCCCAAACTACAGTTGCTGATGGTTTAGTTGCCATGATTTTCCTAGCAGTCGTTGTTGTCGGTCCCCAAGATGGTGCTGTACACCGCGCAGTTTGCTATGACTACGTTGACTGAACAGTAGATGCCTGAGTTGGGAATCGCGACGTTGACAGAATCGTACAGGTTGTCCCCTGCAGGGACGAAGATAGTTTGGCCGAGCACGCCTGCGTAGATGGCTTTGCAAACGAACTGAAAAAGCAAACGAATTTCATTCACAGGAAGACCTCCCGGGATGGTGAGAAGAAAAGCGTAGGGGGGTGCACCCTGATAGATGATGGGCAAAGCCACACCGGTGCCGATGAACTTTCGGCAGATGGTCAGAACGTTGTTGATGGTGCCAGTCCAGTTCGCTTCTTCCCGCTGCGCAGACAACAGCAAATCAATCTGAATCTCCAGGAAGGTCCGGTAGCGGGCGTCATCAAAGCCTTGGCGGGTCAGCCCGATGACAGCGCCGATGGCATCTTGTTGGACGCCCACTGCAGTGGCTACGTCAAAGCCATCCCGCACGTCGAATGCGACGGCTTGGAAGTCTCCGAAGGCTTCCGCAAAGATGCACATCATGTCTCGGAAGTTGCGCGTTCCGGGTCGCGTGTCCATCTGGACCAACGCGCGCTCGTCTGCCAGCTCGCAATAGAATTGCGCCGCCTCAGAGCCAGTGCCCCAGAGGTGTCCGAGTCCCCAAAGTGTGCCCCACGTTGCCATTACGCAGTCACCGTCACCAGGATGTTGACCGAATCGTAGTCCGGACGTTCACGGATTCCAACCGGCACGGGGTCAATGAACGGGCCCACCAACGCTGTTTCGGAGAGCTCTACCAGGACCGTCGTCACCCCGGAGATTTCGCCGGATGCGATAAGGTCCGAGATGACACCGCTGAACCGGAAGGCGATGGCGTTCTGTCCGATTTCGCTGAAGTCCGTTTGCGCCGTCTCCAACAGCGCAGCTTCGGACACTGCCTTGATGTTGTCACTGATGACGTCTTCAGTGCCCGCGGTACTCAGCGTGACATTCACGAAGATGTCCTTCAGCGTGATGACATCGAAAGCTACCGGCTGTGGCTGCCCCTCTGCATCGGTAGCAGTTCCGGAGAAGTCCGTTCCGAACGCTTCCCCACCTGCACCCGTGGCACTGAAGATGGCATCAAAAATCAGCTGTTGCAGCGCGGCCGGTGGCACGGTGGGCGTCGTCTCCACCACCACGTTGAACGCCTTGAAGGGGATGCCGTCTGCGTCCGTGGGGGCTGTGGCTGGGTTGTGATAGACGTTCACCGTCACCACACCATCAACCTTGGAGACCACGCCTTTGATGGCCAGCGTGCCTCCAATGTTCTGCGCGAACAGTTCATTCTGTCGCGTGATGCGGAAGTCCGGGTCTGTCTGCGCGACGCGTCCGGGATTGGCATCGTCCGTGGGGTTGGTGAAGCCGTCAAGCCCTGGGACCACTGTGATGGCGGACCAGTTGGTGTTGGCGTTGGCCAGAGTAGGACCGGCCACGATGGCAGCGAACGTGGCAGGGAAGACCCCAGGGCCAGGGCCGTGGGGTCCGTCAATGAGCTGCCATTCGGTGCTGTTGTCATCGTTGTTGATTAGGTCCCCATTGACCATGGTCCCCACGCCGCTGAAGGTCAGGATGCCTGACACGGTGGAGAACGTCTCCCCGTTTCGAATGGAGCCGGTCAACGCAGCGAGCCTGTCCAGTGCCACGCCGAGAGCATTGTTGGGGTCGAAGGCTCGGTACACCGCAAGCAGCACCTGTTGATTCAGGCCGTTGATTTCGCTGATGATGTTCACCAACTGCCCCATGATGGACTCTGTCGATGTGTTCAGGTTATTCCCGAACGTCGCACGAAGCTTGGCGGTAAGCTCTGCAACAAGCTCTGCCTGCGTCTGGGTATCAAGACCGGATACTGTTAGCTGGAAACTCATGGCGTGGTTCCTATGATTTCTGAGAAGTCTATCTCTTCATCCAGAGCGTAGATGGTCCCGGTGACGGACAGTTCGCGTGTGACGCTGTCAAGCACCGGTGCGAACGTTGCCCCTGTCACGCCCGGCCGACTGATGGCAATCTGCTCCAGGATGAGTTTGATGGCCCCGAGGGGAGTGCCTCGGATGAAGATGACCTGACGGTAGGGCACCCCGGCGGACGTGTCGTACACCGTCTCACCAAGAAAGGTGCGGAACGCCATTTTCACGTCTTGCGCGACGGCGGTTACGCCATTGACAAAGGACAACTCCCCGTCGGTGATGTCCATGTCGTGGTCTGTGAGAAGGAGGTCCATCTATTCCACCATGGCTTTCGTGGCAAGGTTCGGGGAAATCAAATTCATGAAGG